AAAAAAAAAGCTTGAAACTTTTCAGACTTGGTGGAATATGCTTGGATATATTATTGCTACTTCTATAATATATACTAAAGAAGTTAAAATAGAAAACATTAATAAGCAATACATAGATTACACAGAAGCAATAAGAAAAAATGGAGGTTTTGATAATGACGACAATTAATGAAGCCCGAGTCATAAAAATCCCTGGCGAATACTCAATTTTAGTGAATGTAGGAAAAAATGACGGTCTACACATAGGTGATACTTTAGAAGTCTATGCAAAGGGTGAAAAAATAATAGATCCTTATTCAAAAAACGAATTAGGAACATTGGACTATATTAAAGCCAGAGTAGAAATAACATCTATCTATGAAAATATGTGTCTCTGCAAAAACACTGAATACAATGATTCCCTATCGTTAGCAGCCTCACTTTCAACTACAATGAGGGGACAACGAAGATCACTTCCTGTTGACGACAAAGAAATTACAGGAGATTTTTCAAAGTTTGATAAAACAATAAGAATTGGGGATTATGTACGTTCTGCCCTTTGAAGTCAAACAACGTACTATAAAATAAAAAGGCCGCTCACTACTGCAAATAGTGAACGGCCGGGATTCTGAAAAAGCGTTTGCAAACACTTCTCAAATAAATTATATGCTATTGTCGAAATATGTCAATAGTATAAACGTTGGAGGGGTAAAAAATGGTTTGTCCAAAATGTAAGAGTGAAAACGTAAGCATTCAGACTGTTGCGGAAACTCAAAAGAGGGGCTGTCTTACTGTCTTACTCTACATTATCCTGTTATGCATACCTGTAATTGGGTGGATTGCACTATTTATGCTACTTAGGGGCAAAAAATCCAAAACAGTTTCTTATGCCGTGTGTCAGAGTTGCGGCCACAAATGGAAAGCATAACCCTTCCCCACGCCGATTAAGGCGTGGGGATACTAATCTCCGGAGGTGAATGGAATGTCTCACTGTTTATATTTGCGTAAATCCCGCGCCGATCTCGACGCTGAAGCTCGCGGCGAGGGTGAAACTCTTGCACGACACGAAAAGGCGCTATTGGAACTCGGCAAACGGCAAAAGTTGAATATTACTCAAATATACCGTGAAATCGTATCCGGAGAAACTATTGCGGCGCGGCCGGTCATGCAGCAGCTGCTCTCCGAAGTGGAGCAAGGTGCCTGGGACGGTGTGCTCGTTATGGAAGTGGAACGTCTGGCCCGCGGCGACACCATCGACCAGGGTATTGTAGCGCAGACGTTTAAACTATCAGATACAAAAATTATTACTCCGATGAAAACTTATGATCCAAACAATGAGTATGATGAGGAATACTTTGAATTTGGACTCTTCATGTCGCGCCGTGAATATAAGACGATTAACCGACGTCTGCAGCGTGGCCGCATTGCCTCGGTTAAAGAAGGTAAGTATGTCGGCAACAAATCGCCATATGGATACGTGCGCAAAAAGCTGGAGCACGAAAAAGGGTTTACGCTTGATGTTGATCCGGAGCAAGCGCCCATCGTTAAAATGATCTTTGACCTTTATGCGCACGGCGAACGCCAAGCAGATGGCACTCTGAAAGAAATGGGAGTAGCTAAAATAGTCCGAAAGCTGAATAATTTGGGCATACCTACCGTGAAGGGTGACGTATGGGTAAACGCCACATTGCAAAACATGTTGCGGAACCCCGTATACATTGGAAAGATCCGTTGGAGTGCCCGCCCCATGAAAAAGCGTATGGTAGATGGCCAGATGATTATAGAGCGACCTCGAGCGAAGGAAGCCGATTGGATCATGGCAGATGGCCTGCATGAAGCGCTGGTTGATGATAAAACATGGAATGAAGTGCAGCAGCATCTGCACGCGAACCCGTCCACACCATGTCCAAAGGAATATCAAGTAAAGAATCCTCTTTCCGGGTTAGTCGTCTGTGGTATGTGCGGCCGCAAAATGGTACGGCGCCCATATACAAACAGTAATTATCCAGATACGTTAATGTGTGCTGTTACCTCCTGCAATAATATTAGTTCCCAGCTTGATTACGTTGAAGAAAGAGTTTTGCAGTCTCTGCAGCAGTGGCTTAACAATTATAAACTTGCCTATGGAAAGCAGCCTGCTGCAGCCCCTCAGACGAGCATAAAGAAAAAGGCACTAAAGAATACACAAGCTGAATTAAAATCCCTTGAGAAGCAAAGGGACAGTATATATGACCTGCTGGAAAAAGGTATTTATACCACCGATGTTTTTCTGGAACGATCACAGAGCATAAACGACAAAATAAGCGAATTGAAGGAAAGCATGAATGTCATCAATTCTGAAATTGAACGAGAAACTTTAACGGAGCAAAGCCAAAAAACAATTATTCCACGTGCGGAGCGTGTGATCGCACAATATAAAAAAGTAAAATCACCGGCAGAGAAAAACGAACTTCTCAAATCCGTAATAGAAAAGGTAGTTTATACAAAGACCGTCAATGGCCGCTGGCATAACAAGCCGGATGAATTTGAGCTGATGCTATATCCAAAACTTCCAACAATCCATACAAATCACTGATATGCTTATGGTACAGAAGAATATGTACCCTAAAGTTATACATGATATTGATCTTTCATTGTTGACAACCTCGCTGCAATATCGTTTAATATGCTTTGGGGTGATTGTATGAACGAGATATTTGTTTGGCCTGTTGGACGTGCCGTGCTGGTTCACAGTTCCAGAGAGATTCCCAGACCGTGCGAGTTCGTGGGCGCGTACGATGGATATCGCTTTTATAGGTCAGCATCAGGGATGTATGCAATTAATGAATAAGAGGTAATAAAAAAATGAAAACAATTGATTGGTTTGACGAAGGAACATTGCCAGGACTATTATATTTTAAGAATGGATCAGCGTATACCGGAAGTGTAAATGATTTTGTCAACAAGACTACCAAAGAATTTCGCTACAAGATTAAGCCTGCTGATGGCACAATAATAGCCGAAGTGTGGTATGGTCCATTCTGCTACGAAAAAAGTGAAATAGTAAGTCAATCTGAATTTACTTTGGATTCTGACGGACATACTGAAATGATCGGTTGGATAAAAGAGAAATATGAAAGCATGATTGAATAAAAAATAGCCCGCCGGTTTAATCATCGGCGGGCATATCTTTGCCTATCTAAGTCTATGCAGATTAGACGTTTTTATTTCGCAGTCCTCTACCTTTAGCGGCCCTGAAACATCACTTTGCAGCCTTTCCCCATATATGAGACAGTAGTAATCGACACCCTTACGCAAGCACATGCGGCACTTGTGGCCTTTTATTCCGGGATACCCGCAGTAAATATCATCAGGTACATCAATCGTTATGGTCAGTTTTGGCATGGCGATTCATCCTTTTCAATCTGTTCCTTTGAATTATTATAGAACGCTTGTTCGGATAAATCAATGGTAATTTAAGAAGAAATTTGAAAATATTTTGCAATGTGGTAATATATTTTTAGGTCAGAGGCTAATTAAATAAAAATTTGACAGAGCGTCACGAGCGCCAATTCAGAAAGGATTGGTATCGATGACGTTTTGCTCTATATTAGAAATTATCAATATTGGGCTGGATATTATTAATTTCTGCATTGAGAACCGGCTGGAAATAGAACTGATATTTCAATTGGTCCGTATTGGGATTGAAGCAAAAATTGCAAAGAAATATAAGAAAAAACAAAGAATAGATCATGCTGGAAAACATAAGAGAAGATAATTAAAAAGCCCGCTGGAAATTAATCCAGCGGGCTATAATTAAGTCTATTCGGTTTTACTATGCCACAGTGCCGTCCGTGGGAGGGTTGGCCGCTGTGTTATTATTAACCGCTGTTGCTGCAGCCTGTTGTGTTCCATCTTCCGGGGCAGGAACAACCGTACCAATTAGCGGCGCAATGCTTTGGGCAGTGATATTCGGCACACCGGCCGCCGATGCATCTACCAGCCCCTCGCCAACTATGTAGGCAATTACACTGCCAAGCGACATAATCACCCCGCTGATCTGCGTGGTGGTATTGGCGTCCACTGCAAAGAGTGCCAGGATGCCGACAATCAAACCCGCGAGGGCTATCCAAAATTTGCGCGATGTGAGTTTCTTACTGATATTCATAATCAATCCTTCTTCCAGCCGGGTTGACCGGCTACTTTAATATAAGCGCTAAAACAGCTGCTACAAGGCCGGAACCAAGTGCGGCTATAATTGCTCCTGTAAACTTTTCCCACCGTTGCCCAGGACGGGAGGTGATTACTTTGACATCGCATTTTATCTCTTTAACGTCACAGTCCAGCCCGTCTACTTTGGTATCCAGCCGAGCCATTGCTGCAGTAAGCTGCCGTATATCCTTGACCTCATCGGTCAGCTCATCAATGCGGTGGTGAGCCGATTTCGCACTATCTAACGCCTCCTGTGCAACATCCGCCATGCTACCACCTCACTTTACATTTACTACAAATGCTCTGACCCCGTTAATAATTATCCCTGTTCCGCTCTTTTCAGCGCCAACAGCACAAAGATAAAAATAGTGGTCATTGCCAATGACATATCGCGGGAGAACAGTGACCACATCGGCGGTGCCTGTAGTGACGGTCGGAGCTTTGTCGGCGGTGACCTTAAGCTGATAATACGCTCCGTGCTTGATATCCAGGTTACTTGTGGTATCGCTTTTAAAGGTGGCAGGGGCAAAATCCCTGTAGGATACATCCAAATCCAGACCGGCGTTTGTGATGCCGTCCACCTTGCCGTCGCTTGCATACTGCCACATATCACACAATGCAGAGCGGTCGGTGTCTTCAGGAGTAGCCTTGTTGTACCATGCCATCCAGATCGGGATATTCGCAGCCTTGATGCGATCCACATCAAGTAGCTTAGCCATGTACAACCAGTTACGGTTGCTGTAGATCATCGGCTGATAACCTGCGGCTTTAATACGTGCGCAGAAATCCAATACAAGGTCGGTCAGCTTGTCCCGGCCGAGGTCGGACAGCTCGGTACCTTTGGGTGGATTCTCTACATCAACTGCAACCGGCCAAGTGATTTTATACGGCTTGATGGCTGCCAGGCAATCCCGTGCCTGATCGGCAGCGCTTCCGGCGCGCAAAAAATGATAGATGCCGATCGGCAAGCCTGCTGCGATTGCCGCGGCTGCATTGGCCGCAAAGCACGGGTCAACATAATTGACACCCTCGGTTGCCTTGAGCATGACGTAATCGATGCCGGAAGCTTTTACACGCTTAAAATCCGGATTGCCCTGATGATGAGCTATATCAATGCCTCTGTATGTACTCATGCTGTGTACGCCTCCCCTGTGATGGTCTGATAATTATCAGCAGTAATAATTTTAAGGGTTACTGCCTGCTTGAGCTGGTCTTTTGTTGCCCAGCCAAATTTATAAGCCATCTGCCAAAATGCCATTATGCTGCACCCCCTTTCAGAGCAGCAATGTCAAGCTGCATTTGTACGGACTGCGCGCCGAGCTGCTGAATCAATGTATCCTTTTGTGCCCCGTCCAGTGTAAGGGCTGCCACCTGCTGACCGAGAATATCAGTTTCAGATGGCTGTGGTGTTGGGATTGGTTCATTTGACTTTCTAATTGTATACTCTTTTTCTGTTAGAATTTCTACCTCAGATTCTCTATATCCCGCATTAATCGCGTTCTGAATCATAATATCTGTATTATTTTCGGATCCGTCAATAACTGTAGTTGTATTTTTTACAACACAATACTTCATAAATTTTTTCTCCTTTAATACTCCACGGAAATATGGACATTGCATGTACCCGTTATTCCCGCGCCGGATTTAATCCAAGTTATATCAAAACTTCCGTTTAATATAGCCGTAATTTTTCCCCACACACCATCAGAATCAGTGTTTCCGAGCTGTATAGCATTTGCCGTATTATCAATGTATAGACTATATGCTTTTTGATAAGACATGGCATACTGGGCCAAATCCCGGGTGCAGCTGCCTATCGAATTAATAACGGTCCCGTACACAATTGCTAAAATCGTTATTTTCCTTGGCTTACCTACCAATCCGGATATTGTTTGCACACCCATAATGGACATGTCTCTTGTAGCGTATAGTGTCTGTGACAACGGCCTGCTGGTAGTAGTATCAAGATACTCCCAGCCACCCCACGCCGCACCATTAAAATGTCGTACCGCAAAATTTAGATTGTCTGCAGAGACCGCAAATTGTATAATTGCCCCTGTACCGCCCTGTACTACATCAATAGTACTCCACTGGTCAGTCCAAGGAGCGTGTGCGTCTGCAGGCAGGCATAAATATCCACCATCGTTTACCATAAGATTTGCATCCGTGTATAGGTGCGCTCGTGCGTGAGAGTAGTCGTTCGAGACAAGCCCGCCCAACGTATCCGGTATCTGCAACGTCCCCCCACTCTTAGGTACCGCAACGCCGCCAATGGTTGCCAATTGGACGGCTGCCGCAATCTTATCCTTATCCGCCTGCGTGGTGTGTTTTACGGCATCCGCCATATGGGCACTGATGCCGGTTGATATTGGCTCCACAGCATTGGTAACATCTGCTTTCGTAGCCATTACTGCCGACGGGTCAACCGTAATGTTCACTGCGCCGGCATCGGACACCTCTACGTATAACCGAATTACCAGGTCGCTGCTGGCACCGGATTCGGGTGCCACTTTTTCGGAGAGAGGCAGCTTTGATATCACCATCATGGCGTTGGTCGTGTCAAAAATTCCTGCTTCACGGATCGTAAATCCTCCGGTAGTCGCAGGAATGGTTGCGGTCACAATCACCCGTTTGGGATTATTGACGTCAAGGGACACAACTGCGTTCCCGCGCCAAACTTCGCGGCGTAGCGCCGTCTGTGTTTTGGCCGGTTCATAATATGTTCCGTTCCCATCACCTACGGCAATTTGTTTAAAAGTTGTAGTCGTGCCGGTTTGTATCGCATGCGCAATTGCCTGGTCCCCGGCGTTGGTTGTCATTGTATAGTATTCCATGCTCATTCCTCCAATTCATAAACGTCGATAGTCGCCGTTTGCGCTGCGGTTGCGGCCACTTTCACCTGTTGAGTGTCAATTTCACTCATCGGATACACTTCAAGCAAAGCGCCCCATGTTCCGGCTGCTGCCACCGTCTGGTTAACCCCCTGTGCGAGGATGAGCCGAATGCCGTCTGATTCCGACCGCAGGTTTTTTCCCGCTTCCACCAGTTGCAGGGCCCGGAGTTGTTCGGCGGCCGTCGCGCCCCGATTCTGGCAGTATACATCAACCCGGAAATGATACGGTTCTCCGGAATACTGATACCACTCTTCAATTGCCCCAGCGTTACCAAAAACACCTTCTACAATTTTGCGGACTGAAAAAGCTGTTCCCTTGAACTTATGGATTAAAAAGGAGTTTTTAATCATACTACGTTTTTCGGGATCATCGGCCAACGCATCGTAGGCGTCAACATGAAATCCCCACGCCAGCTCGTCCAAAACACTTCCGGAAAGCTCGTCAATCCGGGGGTACAAAATAACGAGGTCGATTTGATTGCCAAGCTCCTGCAGAAATGGATTCAGCGCCGCGCAAAGTGCTTGTGTTGTGACATTCCCTTGCATATACCGGCTCTGCAACGAAAGAAGATCTACATTTTTGAGGTCAACCATCACAGCAGTCCTCCGTAAACGACAGAAATCGTATTGGCGACCGCAACCTCCTGCGGCTGCAGCTCCGTGTATGTCGGCGATGTCATATCAATGCGGTAGGCCCCAGCCATCAAAAGTGCGCTGCGCAGGCTGTCAGGGTTCAAATTGCCCCCCAGCTGCCGCTTTTGAACAGTTACAAAATCATTGACGGCCTTATTTACGGCCGACTGGATTAATAGGACTTCGGTCGAACGGCTATTGCTCACGTAATAGGTCAGATTCACGTCATACGCCTTTACCTGCGCAGCTGCAGCAACAACCTTATCCGTTAGCGGGCGGTGCTTTTCGGCACTGCAGGCTGCGATAACTGCATCCAGTATCGTCTGCGCCGGCGCAGACGCACCGCTCATCAGGATGTAAATTGTAACCTCGCCCGGTGAAGTCCTGACCGCCTCCGCATCCACAATGTCAGACGAAGCCGTTTTCGCCCAGTATTCATAGCTGTCCTTTGAGCCGGCCGTCGAAATTGCTTCCCAGCTCAGCCGGATCCGTTCCCGGAAACTGTCATCATCCTCCTGGTCTGCACCGCCTGAGCTGACCGTGACATTGGAAGCTGAGCCGATATAATCCACCGGGTCAATAATGCTTTGAATTTGTCCGGGCAAAAAGCCATTGTAGGCAGCCCCGGGATTTTCCGCCAGAATAGTACCCTGTGCAGAAATTTGCCCGGCCGCGATAATGACGTCCGCCTGCAGATAAAACACCAGCCGCCCGTCGGGTGTTACCCTTGTGCCGGACAGAATCGTTACATCAAAGCCCAGTGCAGCAGGAAGCATGAATTTCATGGAAGCCGACGCGCTCTTCGCCGCCATTCTAATCACATCATATTGGCTGCCGTACTCGTTAAGAATATCTTCAGTGCAGTACCGTAGCAGGTTTTGATTGGCTGCGGAGTTAATGTCTCCTTTGCAGGCTACGATCAGCTGCAGCATTTGAGATAAAAACAAATAATGTTCATCTCCGGGGTATAGCGTTTCGCCTGAAACAGCCTCATACCGTGCAACCGCTTCCTTCAGGAGATCATCCGGGTTAATCGTTATAAAATCAATCATTCAAGGATTACCTCCACCTCAATATTTCCTGCTGCAGACAATGAGCACTGCACGTCTCGAACATTCGCCCGGGGCTCATAGATTGACAGCATTCGGCTGGCTTCCACCCGGGCCTCTTCCATCAGGGCATTGGAAGGCCGGTCGATCAGTTCGCCCGGAAGCCCCATTGTCCGATGGTATGGTATCTCGTACCGATAGGTATTAATCAAATTCCTGACATTCTGCGCGATACGGTCGGCACCATGCAGATTCCAATTGATTTGTTTATCTCCTGACCGTACTGTCGTCATGATTCCAACATCCCCTTATTAACCCGCTTGACAGCCGCCTTTTGCACCGTTGTCGGTGTCTTATAAGGATTCGCTACGCTTGCGTTTGTTACTCCTGCAGCGCTTCCAGATTTCTTCTTCTTTGAGTTCTGTGCGCCAGGCGGAAGATATTCAGTAAATTCCAGTTTGAGTGAAGCAGAAGCAATGTACGGAACAGATGCGGCCTTTGAAATAACATAATCTGATGCGGAGCAGCTCGTTAGCAAAAAGCTGTTCAAGCTGACCGCTTTGCCACAAAGGATAAAAGGATAAGCGACGGCGGCGTCTTTCAAAGTCATCCAGCCGTCTATTTCCGACTGTACGTCAACACCCGCCGATGTAAGCAGCTGCATTTCAATGCTGATTTTCAGCAATCCGGGGCCCTTAATGGTCGTCGCCGGCTTTTTCTTTGAAGCGTCTTCGCTTGATGTATTAAGATCCCCTGTCAGCGAAAAATCTTTAGGGGTAAGGATTTTTTTAGGGGAAACCTCAAAGGTTTTTGCCCCGAATTTTCCAATAATCACAGCCTATTCCTCCAAAATTCCGATAATGCAGCCATCACAAAATGCATCACCAGGGAACCAGCAGAGGACGCTGTCTCCAACGACCGGCGGCAGCTGCTCCACCGTATCCGGCAAGCTCACATGCAGTCTGTATGCACTTGTCAGCCGTGGCATTGGTGTTGACAGACTGCCCCCGATATTGACCCGGGATAGGCTGCCCGTCACGGTCATAACTGTTCCAGTTATAATCATAATTAATACCTCGTAAAGCATCGATGCATCGTAAACCGGCTGACTTCTTCCGCAAAATTATGCTGCGCCGTATCGATGAAATATTTCCCGTCGCTCAGGCCCATTCCAGTGATGTTGACCGAGTTTCCGGCTGTGATGCCTGTGTCCAGCATCACGCTGATTTCCCCGATATCTCCTTTTTTGTTGTAACTGCGTAGGATATTTTTAGCAAACCGCTGTGATTCACCTGCGCTGAAAACCGGATAAGTATTTACAGCCAGCTCCGGCCCGATGGCATCAGGATCCGTGTAAGTACCGGAGAACGACTGCCAGGCAACAGTGCAGCTGTGGTATGTGCCGCCCGAAGAGTCGCTGAAACGCGGCTCCTCGAAAAAGTCTGCTGCGTCAATTGTTTTGACAGCCGGCAACCCTTCCATATAGGCGTCTGAATAAACAAACAAGCGTTTATCCTGCACCTTGATGCTACAGCCTTCCAACATGGCTCGCTCTTGCAGAAAGCCAAAGTCCCCACGGCCAACCTGATCCACTCGGGCGTAGGTAAACGCCGGCACATTTAAAAACTGAGCGGTCAGTCCATACTGGGCCGCCCGTTCGGCCGCAATTGTAATTAGAGTTGCGTTTTCCCACGCTTTTGTGCGCTTTGTCTTCCCCCCGGGGGGGATGCTCACCGCACCCAATACCACAAGATTGTCCTCCTGCCGGATTCGGTCAATCCACATGCTCCCGGAGCGGTATCCCGCATTGATGATATTTAAAACATCTTCTTTTTTGGGCTTCCATTCGCTCCACTGGTTTTCACTGTTCGCAAATTTGGCGTCGATTGCGTCTGCCTGATCCCCGCAGCTGTCAGTCACCAATAAATTGGATATTTCAACATCTGCCGAGATGTCCTTACCCTGATAAAATATTTGTGCCAAAATATCACCTCTTCCATGGTGGCAAACTTTCCGAAGCAACTTCATCCAGATATGGGATTCTCAGTTTGATTCCGGCATCAAATACCACAATTCCGGCAAACTGGGGATTCGCCCTTATAATTTCAACTGACCGGAATTCGTCGTTGTAGGCATCCAGCGAAATCATATCGAAAGTATCCCCGGCCATTGTTACATAATCAAAACCATTCATTAATCCCACGCCAAACGCCCCTTATCTCCAAAATAGTCATCCAATACACGCTTGATATTCTGGGCATCCCGCTTCAGAACGCTTTCCGTCGGCCGGTCTCCGCCCTGAAATACCGGCGCATAGGTGAAATGAATAGGCCTTTTCTGACTACCGAATCCAAACAGATTTTTTGCTCCGGAGAATGCCCCTGACTTTGGACCACTTTGTTCATTTTCAGGGTTGCGATTGTCCATTCCGAGCAATCGGGCCGTTTTTGCGAGCAGCCCCATACTGCGTGCATTACCCGGTCGGATTGGAATTGCTGCTTCAAGTCCCGCTTCACCAAATATAGACGGGCGATTTGCAAATCCACCATTTGCATAAGCTGGAACTTTTGTTGTCGCTGCGGTCGCGCCTACGCTTGCTATCTGCTGCTGTGCGCTGCCGCTGATACCCAGGAAAGAGCCGACTTTAGCAAAGAAATCGCCCACGGGCTTTGCAACAGACGAAACGAGGTCTGCAATTTTGGTAATCACGTCAACAACAATGCCAAGAGCAGGCCCCAATACGGTACCAACAATGCCCGCAACCTGAATCAGTAAAGGACTTATCGCCGTTAATATCTGCATGATTGGCGGCAGCAACGCCTGCACAAACTGCATAATCGGTGGAATCAATGGTTGTAGCGCTGCCAAAAGCGTCTGAACAACCAAAATTACAATTGGCATGATCTGTTGCGCAATGCTGATCAGCGGAGGGAGAATCATTTGCAGGAGGTTCCCGAAAAGCGGTAGAATTTGAAAAACCAATGGGAGGAACGACACTGCCATATTGGCAATCTGCCCGACGAAATTACCAATAGAATCCGTATTCAGGCTTCCGATAAAGCCATTGATTTTTTCCATACCCGTTCCCAGTGCCGGCAGCATTTTTGACATCACTTCGCCGGAAATTTGCTGCAGACTTGTTTTGAGAAGTCTTTGCTGGTTCGCGTAGCTCCCACTCGTTTTACTGAAATCCCCCTGCGCATCAGAAGTTGCAGAAAGCAGGTAATTGTAACGCAGCGTGGCCTGTTCGGCCTGCGACATATTGTTATAGTTTGTTTTGATTCCCTTAGACATGGCGTAGGCCTGCAGGTTTGCCACGCTCATATTGATACCAAGCTGTTTCAGCGGCTCCGTTTCGCCCGAGACGCCAGCTTGAATTTTCTCAAATGCCTCGGCCGGGTCAAGGTTGTAAAACGACGCCATATCGCCGGCAAGTGCCGTCATGTTTTGCGACATGGTCAGCGTCTGCTGAGATCCGATACCCATGCTTTTATACATGGAACCGAGTACGGAAGAGTACTGCTTTGCCTGCAGCGTGGATAATCCATATGATTTTAGCGAGGTCTGAGAAAAGCTGTCAATAACAGAAGAACTTTTTCCGAATGTCGTATCCACGACGTTTTGTACTTCTGTCAGGCTGCTCGCATATTCAAGCCCCTGACTTGCCAGCGGGGCGAGAGCTGCAGTCCCTACCATACCAACAGCGGCAACGCCGATTGCCAGTCCTTTTGCAACTTTGCCGGCTACCTGGAACCCTTTTCCAACATAGCCGGCACCCTTTTGTACCGCGCTAAACGCTTTTGACGCGCTGGATTCGACCTTTGTAAGCTGGCTCTGAAATGCCGGACTGATTTTGCCCGCGACATTCATTACACCTTTGTTCATAGCGCCAAGCGCTTTAGTAAATACGTTTGATGTCTTTTTGCTCTGACTGCTGGCTTTCAACATTGCCGCCTGCAGGGATGGATCCACCTTGCCCGCCAGGGTGATGAGTGCCCTCAGTTCCTTTCCTTTCATTGTTCTTCACCGTCCTTTGAGGGATTCTGCATTCTGGACAGCTCTTCGTTAACATCCTCAAAGAGCTGATACAAATCGCCCAGTGGCAGATTATTCAGTACATTGACGTCATTTGCCGTGACAATTGTGAGCTGTGCAATTACTCGTCGGATCCCAAGTCCTTGAGCCCGGGATCCTTGTCGAGCAAAAAATCTCGTGCTAACCCGGTCGCCTTTGATGTATCGGCAGCGGAAAGCCGCATTAAATCATTCATTTCCACGTCGCGCATCCGATTTCTTACCGCATACGTAAACAGCACCAGTTGGTATTCAAAATCCAAAGCCGGCACACTCACCGGAATGCCAAGATTTTTCAGATACTTAGATGCCTTGTGCAAATCCTTTGCCGTCAGTTCATCAAAATCAAATTCAAGACGCTTGAATTCTACCCCCGCAATTTTAATAGGACGCTTTAAAACAAGCACATGTTCCGGATCCAGTATTTCATCTATTTCATCAGGTTCGCGGTCTTCCGCGCCCATTTCTCCCATCGGAATTAATTTGCGACCGTCGGAAAGGTCTCCCATTCCGACGGACTCGATTTCTTTATCTTTTTCAGCCATTTAATTTCCTCCCTTTTCGTCAACCAAGGGCGGAGCGGATGCCCGAAAGCATATCAACCCCGCCAACCTTATACACCCCGGCAATTTGGTCAATCAGCAAAGTTTCCTCGCCGTCAACCACTTCCCTGTATCTTACAGTAGAATAATCGACGCTTTCATCCCTCGTCTTGCTGATTTCTCCGCTGCCATTGCTGATCTTTGCTGGATAGCCTGTGATGTAGATTCGGGTTCCCGAAACAAACAGAGTTCCATCACTGGCCCTCATGTTCGCAGCCAGACGAATGTCCAGATTCACCGTGCTCGCAAGCAGATATTTTTTGTCCGCACCGGCAGCCCGCAGAGAAACTGACGAGGTCATTGCACCAAACTGGCCCGGAGTGGGCATCGTAATGCTGCCAAGGATTCCGGCCCCGGAGATTTCCTCGCCCTTGATTTCGATTTCCGGAAGCGACACACTGCTTACGTTAGACAACTCGTTTCCGTTTGCTAAAACTTTAATTCCACCGGTCGCGCCGGCGATCAATTTACGCATTCGCTCCACCTCCAAACAAAGAATTAAGCCCGGCGGAAGTCCAGCGCACCTTGTTTCCGATGCTCTTTCCGGGTACCGGATTCGTAAATTCGGTCAAAAATTCAAAGTTGCCCTCAACCAAATCGCTGACTGGGTTATCGGTCTCCTGAAATTCGACGGAGCCGAGCAACAGTGCGCCATCTTGAATCAGGCTGTCAAGCCATGCCTGGAAATCGTTTAGAATAGAATCTTTTCTCCCACGGGTCATTGGTTTGTCGGCCTCGACTCCGTATCGGCGTTGGAATGTATTTTCCACGTACCGCGTCATGCGTACGTTGCAGTCAAAAACATCCCTGACATTAATATTAATTCCCTCCGCATATTTCATCGTATGCGGGCCCCACATACGCCAAACGCCTTCCCAATACGTCATTGTGTCAATGCCGTTTGCATTCAGTCGGTTCGCCTGCGTCTGGTCATACTGGATTGCGCTGCCATCGGCAAGGCAAAGAGAGTCAATGTCAATTTGCTTGTTCGACGGCGTTTCAAACGGTACATTGTTATTTTGGTAGTCGACCCACTGCATGGTCACCGTATTGAGAGTGCTTGCATGAAAAATCCGATTGCTTTTTTTCGCCATCGGCCACAGAAGCGCGGCGGCCCCGGTTTCAGTTTCATAGGCTTCCTTTGCGACAATTGCGGTGTCAATGGTCTTCACTGCAGCCGAATCCAAGTCAGCGTTGATCCATGAGTACCAATGCCCGTTGATCTTGTCTTGCATCGCTACCAATGCCGCAAAAACCGTTGCTTTCTGGCTCCAGCCCGGCGCGCAAAGAATGGTGGGAACCAATGATAGATCATAGTAGATACGGGGAATTCCTTGGTTAATTCCGGTGACAACGTCCGTTTCCGCAACACCGGAAGGATCCACTTCGTAAAATTTGACGGGCACGCTGTCAAGCCCGCCTTTTAAATCTTTAAGCTGCACACTCAGGCCGTCATCCGCATACTCGACGCTGTAATCGACATTGAGAACTTTGCCCTCAATTGTCACAGTGGAAAGAATTACATTTGAACTTGAAATCGTAGCAGTGCGCTTCACAAATTTCGCGGTTGCAGTCTGCTGCGTTTCATTTTTCTTGTCGTCGGGGTTAAGCACGTTGATGACGACAATCGGCCCCACACTGTTGACAGCATTGCAAAAATGCGCGTAGACCGCCTCGCAGAGGTCGTAATTACTCCATGAATCGCTGTATCCGATTTTCCTGCGGCCATCCTGATAGGATGTAATCAGGATGGGGACGTTTGTTTTTCCTTTATAATCCGCCAGCTGGTGAATCGGCGCCCGGCCGATATAAACCGGCACCGTGCCGACGCCGGAAGGAGACGTATAATCTCGGCTGTCCTCCTGATCGGCATACACGCCATGCCTGTATTCGCTCATATAAAAATCACTCCCTTAATTCAATACATCGGCGAACCGTGTTACCGGATACGGCTCGCCGGAAACCGTAAACGTCAAAAATCCGTACCAGTACGGCCAGGGCTGTTCCTCATAAGTTTTCAACTTTACCGGAGATTCCAGTTGAAACTGGTCGGCAATGCCGTCCTCCCGCTGAATCCATCCCTTGACGCGATCCAGAAAATTCAGCAACGTGACATACCCGTCAAAGTTTGGCGTCAGCTGAAGCTGGCTGCTTTCATCCTGCTTTTGAAGCCCTGGGTCATAGACAATTGCCGTAATCTGCAGTTCCATCGTTGTGCTGTCCTCGTCTCCGTTTGTTTCTGCCGTACCGATCACAAGGCAGGGGATACGCATTGAGGCAGACGGGTCTATAATGCCGTCCGGCGGAACAAAACCAATATGAACGGCAGGGGAAACGAGCGTGTAAGTACTGACCTTATTGTCATGGCGGGGGGCTTTCTGCTTAATGTGGTCGGTTAAAATCAAGCTTTCCAGCCATTTTTTTATTGATTCAAGTGATGATACCGTCTGCATCATTTACCTCCAGCCGCTAAATTAGTGCCCAGATTTCCGAACGACCTGTCAAGTTCATGGGTCAATCTCTTAAAAACAGTCTGGTTGACTTTATCAACAATAACCGGACCCACTTGCTCATTCGTCACCATCTGCGGGACAGACAGTGTCCGAATTATTTTGAGCTTTTCCTTTTTACCTTTTCGAGTTCCTGTGCGGTATGCAAACAAATAACTCCCGGATCCATCTTTACGTTTTGAAGGCATTAAGAATACGGATTTGTTTTTTCCGTCCAAGCCGCGAACCGGGCCGACGGACTTCATTCCGCTTTCTCTTGAAACCATTGCCTTTACCCGAAATACCCGTCGTTTTCCACCCTTTATTATCTGTGGGGGAGACTGTGGGGTGTGCCGGAACCGAGGCATTGTCAACGGACGGCCCAAAACTTCAACAGACACACTTCCTTCTCCAGCCATCCCCATAACGGTTTTTACCTTGCGCTGCTTACTGTTCAATGCATCCCGAATTTCTTTCTGAGGAACACCAAACACTTTCGGGATTTGACGTCCGGTTTCTACTCTTACCGTATCGGCGGCACGTGATAGGACGCTGTTCATAATTTTTGCGGCTTCTTTGGGGCATCCCTTCAGCAAATCGGCAACTTTATCAAGCTGCGCGGTATTTGCGTAAATGGTACCATCTTTTCCACTCACTAAAATCCTCCCATACCGGAGCGAAGCGTGATTTGAGACATTCCATCCTCGTCGACAGCACCAGCAACCTTATACGGCACCCCGTCGAAGATAATCATTCCCTCGGGTGCAGCCCCTGCGACATCAGCAGTTCGAGCAAAGAATAGCAGGTTTCCGTCATACAGGCCGCCCGGCGATTTCAAGCTGTTCCGTTGCCCCTCGTCGTTATCCACCACAACAGTGATTTCCCTTGACTGAGTGTCACCGGGCAATCGGATGGTATGTACCGTAGCCGTGTCGTCCAGGTCGAGAAAAATTGAAATATCCTCTTCAATCTGGTTGCACAGTGCCATTACTGAGTTCTCCCCACACGGCCCAGCTGCAGTTCGGGGTCAGCAGCGGTCTGCCCTTCCGGCGGACTGTTTTCCTGTTCCGTTCCATCTGTATCGACTTTTTCGGATGCAGGGATTTCTTGCGTTTCGGGTTTTTCCGAGCCAGTTTCTTCCGTGAGATTGACATACTCTCCGTTTCCGGCGGAAACAATGCTCTTTTCCAATAATTCGGGAAGCGCAACGATTTTCCCCGCGGAAATTAAATGTCCATCCCACAACAGCGAGCTTTTTAACTTAATCACAGTGAATTCCTCCTAAATTCCAGTGTATTAAAGCTTGACGAGCGCCGAAGCACCCGCTGCGGCTTTTGGCTCAATCACCGTTCCTGCGACCACTGCGCCGGATGTTGCTGTTACGCGCTTATTTGCAGCGTCCCAGTAGACCGTCTGACCAACAGAAAAAGCAGTAGTTGTTTCCGCGTTCATCTCAAAAACACCTTCCAACTCTACTGCACCGACAGTTTCGACCGGGATATCAACAGATGCAACGCCAATTTTGCCAGACAGCGTTAAAACGTCGCCATAATTAATCTGCGCAGCGGAACTGTTGAGGTAATTAATGATTTTGCCATCCTGAATGTATCTTGCCATCTTCATTTTCCTCCACTTCTTTCAGCGTTAGCGATTAAACGTTCACGCCGGGATTTTTCACCAAGCCCTTATGGCCCAGTAATGTGATTCCTCTGTCCCCGTACACACGGTAACGGATTCCGAGATGTTCAAAGCTAACTTCCGATTCTACAATCGGGCTTTCAGCTCCGTTGAGGTAACAAACCTCAATTGTGGGTGTCAAGCTGGGATTTGCGGAGAAGAAATACGGCTGCGCACCACTATCTACATCCAATTCGGCGTCGGTAATCATCTGCATTTTATTGCGGAAAACGTTCGCAACATTGGCATTATTAGACGATGGATCCGCAAGGGAGGCAAGCAGCGCCTCAATACTTGTTTCCGTGGAAGACCCGGTTAGAACGAAGGCCGGCGCGATATTAAGCTTTGTCTTGCCGTCCATATCTGTCTGCTGCCGCATCAGTCTGCGGGCTTCGCTGAAAGCTGCTGTTCCAGGAGCCGCTCCGGTGCCGAGGTTTTTATGAGCTGCACTGAACAGTTGCTGACCGTCGAGCATTGCGGGGTTTGCCCTGAGAATTTCATAAACTGCCTTGTTGATTCCGCGGTTAAATGCCAGCGTATAGGCTGTCAGTGTCCGGGTAATCTGCCCGAAATCGTCGTTTACAAACATCTGACGTGTAAAGGATACCATCTTGCCTACAGTAATTAATCGCCTGGTTGCAACGGGCTGATCGCCCAATTTTGCTTCTTTGAACTCCCCGTTTTGAGGAATCTCTTCCAGATCACCGCCGTCGCTGACCTCATATACATGCGTTGGGCGGAAGTCCGGCTGGTTGGCTTTCCCTGTCCAATATTGGAACGTGGTTGGCGCTGCCTGCTGCGCGGCCAGAACAGTACGGTTCGCAACATCGTCCGCAATGGACACAAATGCGCTGTCCGGCGTCATTGATCTTTTGAACAATTCCTCGTTGCTCAGACGGTGCGCTTTATTTTCTCCAGAACGCATCAGGCATTCCACAGCAACGTCCTTAATGCTCATGCCGCGGAATTCCTTTGCTCCATCGGCCGGTTTTTCAACCTCAACACCGCAGCGCATTAGCAACCCATCGGAAGCGGCGGAACGTACCTTGTCGATTTCATCGCGGGTGACCTGGATTCCGCTTGCGCTTTCCACACCTGCACTGATCGGCGCACTGCGCTGCTGCAGCTTTGTCAAAATTTCCGCCCGAACACCGTCAAGCGTGGTGCCGGAACGGATGTAACCGTCGGCGGCATCCTCCATCTGAAAACTGCGGCACAAAACGGTAATCTCCGCGGAACGCTGGCGCTCCGCCTGAATTAGATCCGGCGCTGACGAGGCCGCGGCCGGTGCTGGCACACCTCCCAACTGCGCACCGGGAAGTGATCTTGTCGCTGGTTCTTTTGTTGCAGGAGCAGCTGTGCCCCCGGCTGGGACGGTTGTGACTACATTGGTATTTTCTTCACCCATTTTAATTTCTCCCTCATTTGTCATATTTCTTCCCAGTCCCACTGTTGAATCGGCGGGAACCGGTGCAAGACTAATTTCCATCGGCGTCCACTGAACTGCGACATTCGCCGGGCCGGCAAAACGACCATCCGGGCTTTTCTGTCCGGCAGTAAGTTCCATCCATGCCCCGACTGTATACCCGACTGATACCCCGGTGAGCATCCCTTTGTCTAACTTGTTTTGCAGCCGGACACATTCAGGGTCATCGACATCCATCTCAATTACGGCCCGGCACTTTCGCGTCGGCTCGTCGAGCCATGCCTTTACCACCTTCCCGATGGGGATTTTACCGTAAGCAGCGTCCATTCCGTGATTAAAAAGCAGTACGCCGGTTCCACCATCGGCAAAACAGCTCAAGTCTACTGCATCGGCGCTATGTGATAGGATTTCGGGCACCCCCCAGCGAACATAGGGCGTTTCGCTGGAAAAAGAGATTTCATACTGGTTCGGAGTGTCTTTGACAGCCCTACATTCCAACGCGCCGGAACGCAGTAGTAAACTTTGAGCAGCTGATTGGCCTTCTCCGACCGATCTGGTAAATAATTGCCCCTTATGCATCATCTGTTCCAACTGTATTTCCTCCACTTTCACTCAAATTTAGGCTTTGAAGCATTTTCTCCTCTGCAGAGCGTTGCCGAACAACATCGCGCCAGTCCTTGCCTTTTTCCGCACAGATTTCCTGCAGCGTTTTCTGGTTGGTTTGCAGCGCCGTTTTGTTGGCATTTGCTTCTTTTACTGGATCAACCCAATCCCAGCCAGAGGCAATCCATACATGCCGCTGGAACTTTTCACTATCGCGGAAATAATCCGGAATCATGAGCTGTCCGGTAAGGACAGCCCAATCCATCCACTCGGGGAAAATCACATCGAGCAAATGCTCAATCAGATATTTTTGTAGCGGGCGGTATGTTTTTTGGTCTTCCAGAAGCCCCTGACGGGCTGAAGAATAGTTGACCTGCGACATATCCCGTGAAACCGCCTCATAACTGAGGCCGATGCCGCCGCCCGCAAGCCGCTGGGTCGTCTTAATCATCGGGTCGACAGTGGAGCTGGTTCCCGCCGGCGCAACGGTCGACACTTTTTCGCCCGGCTGCAGGTATGTGACCGACCCCTGGTCAAGGATTTCCTGCGGCGGGTCTTTTTCGCCCGGTGCAGTTCCGCTATCCCCATCGTATCCGCGCCCAATGCCTGAAATCCCGGTCAGCGTGCCGCCGGTCTTTTCAACCACCACAGACAAATGGGCCAGAACCCTCTCTTTTTCCACTGCGGCGTCAATCAGTTCGTTCACATCGTCGATTCGCCCCAATGATGGCGCGGTTGGGGAGATTTCGCGAATCTGACTGGGTCGTGTAAGGTTCGGTATGTAGATAATCCGGTCAGCAGGAACCCGCTTTGACTCCACAGAATAGCCCCAGACATCATAAATCTTTATAAAATAAGCTACTGGTCTGCGGTATTCGTCGATTTCGATTCCCCCAACTACCCGATGTTTTCCGTTCATTTGGACGCTTGGGTCCAAATCGTCCACCTCAAGCAGCTGCAGCTTGAATTGTCCGCCTTCGATAACCTTTAAAATTAGGAATCCACCGTCAACGAATCTCCTTCTTAGGCACAAACAAGCCAACTCGGAAAGGCTGAATCTGCCGGTAATCTCACAGTTTTCGGGGCGACACCATTTTTTCCAGCATTGCTCGATTCGCGTATTCAGCGCTTCATCCTCATCATCGCCTTTTAACACTTTGGATTGGAGGACAAACCCCGAACCCACAACATTGCGCTCCATTGCTAAAATTTCCGCATTGAGAATATCGCTGTTTCGTTCCAAATCGCGGGCCCTCGCCCGGATAATATCACGGCTGCCCTGGTTGCTTTGTTCCCCGCTGGCGTTCTGGGTTGTCCACCCCGCACTGCGTGAACTGGTGTCCGCGGAAGAATAGAAACCCCGCGAGTACTGAATCCACGCTTCCCGGCGGCATGCTGTTTTCGGTGCAATTGGAAGGAGCAGCCGGTTCAGCAGGCTCATTTTATTTTTCAATCACTTACCTCCTTCGCCGCAGGACGGCCACAGTCACCGGCGGGCGTTCCAATTTTTCAATTCTGTCATTTAAGTTCTTCCACTCTGCGTAAAGCGTGGACAAATCCGCTCTCCTTACCGTTCTCTGTCCGATTCGATACTCCTGCGCACCGTTTTCAATTTTATTAATCGCCTGTAGGATGCTGTCCCGTCTGATTTTTAGTTCATCAACGGTCATATTTTCCACCGCCCTTTCCGGAATGATTTTCCGCTGTGTAACGTGCTTGACTTTTGCACTGCCGGCGGTTCATTTGCCAACTGCTTTGGAGCTTCCTCCGCAGTCGGCTCTCCGCGTTCCTGCCGCGCCTGGTTCGCATGTAATGTACGGATTCCGAACACGTCCGCTGCGCAGGCCGCATATACTTCACAGTCAAAATAGTGATTATCTCTGCCGGTTGATTTTGGTACCCAGTGGCTAATCAAACGGCCATGAACCCGATCAATGACTTTTTGTTCCGCGGTGATCATTTCCGCATATTCCGGGTCGCATTTGTCGTGCAGGTACCAGCCACCGTTGTCCTCATCCCTGAAAATTCGAGAGAAAATCATGTCTTTGTAGTAATCGGTGTCCACCATCAGCATGGTCATTCCTTTTGAAACGCCGTCTTTGTCAATGATTGACGGGCGGTATTTTGTAATCATCCGATTACTGGAGCCTTTAATTGGCACCGCCCATTCCCGGTTGATAGCGCAGAACTCATAAACATCATCTGTCTGGTCGCCAGAGTCCACACAACACAGATTTACCTGATATTTCCCGCCGTTCTCATCCCGATACCAGTCATTCATAACATCTTCAATTTCAGCCCATGTAAATACTTGGCCATGCGCCACATTGTAACTTGACATGTTGGCTCGCCATGCCCGAATCGTCCAATAAAAACTTTTTCGTTGAACATCGACGCCGCCGGTCAGCATAACCGTGTGTGTCGGAACAATCTTCCGCCGGTACTCGCTCTGTTTTTCTCTGAGCAGCCACTCTGCGTCGAGCTCCTGCTCTATTTCCTTGAACGGTTCCCCCAACCAGGAGTTGATGAAGTTTTGCAGCAGCTCCGGCTGGTTTTTGCTGTCCAGAAAATTCGCTGCAATTTCACCGAAGCGAACCCACGGAGAATAAAAGGCATTCAGCCGGAACGCTGTCCGACGCTTGCTGCCGTTCGTCCGGATCGACCGCCATTCGCAATGATGAATCATTCCGTTCTTGTCGGATTCGGAAATCAGGCAGCCGCACTCTTCGCAAACATAAAATGCTTCCTTGCGGGCCTGATCCGAATTGCTGCCTTCCGGCCATTTCAGCTGCTTCATTTTGAACGTCCAGCTTGCCCCGCAGTGGGGGCAGGTGACAAAACACTCCATTTGCGTGTCGGCCTTGAGCCAGTTCTGCCAGGTTGGACCGATTTCAAATACCGGCGTTGATGCTCTCATCGTTTTCTTACTGGCAGGGTACGTCTTTTGACGTTCCATAGCCAGTGCCGCCGGGCTTGCTTCCTTACCCGCGCGGGCCGGATACTTGTCCTCCTCATCGAGAAAAACATACCGCACCGGCCGGCTGGCTAAATCACTGGGTGAATTTGCGCCAACAATGCCAATGCTGATACCGCCTGAAAAATTCAAATCCATTCGTTTGCTGTTTTCGTCATATTTGCTTTTTAAATCCTTGCAATTTTTAATCATTGGCTGGATACGATGGTCGCTGATAATTTCTGCCAGTTCTTTCTGAGGATAAACAACCAGCATCGGCCCGGGATCCTGACAGACTGCGTATCCCATCATGTTCAGCATTGTTTCCGTCCCGCCAACCTGCGTCGGCTTTATAAAAATGATTTCCTCAACCTCCGGGTCATTAAAGGCATCCATAATCTTGCGTAAATACGGAACAAATTCTGTTCGCCAAGGGCCCGGCTTGCTGGATTCCGACAGTGACAGGATTCGATTCTCATCGGCCCACTCGCTCACTGTCATTTTTCCGGGAGGCCTGAGCGCGACCAGCGCGATCTGGATCCACTCCGGGACACGCCACTTTTTACCGATCAATACGCTTCCCTCCCATCGTTGTTTCCTTACTATTCATCAATTTCCGGATGATAGACCCCTTCAATTGACATTTGCGCCAACGCGTCGCTGATTCTTTCGTTGATCAGCTTGTCAGCTCGCCGTGCTCCATCGGTATCGACATACCCGGCCACCACCTGCCCCAGTTCATGCCCAAGGCCCGTTACAGACGCCTTAAAAATTGCAAAGAAGTTGGTCAAATCATCGACCACAGCAGCCTTATCGAGATATTCTCCGTTGGTAACCTGGTTTTTTAATCTGGTGGATTCAAGCTGGGCCTGTTTTAGCAGAGCCTCATAGTGCATTTTGAGCTGAGACGGCGTCATCTTCGTCGGGTCGGTCTTTGCCACTTCGGCCAGTTTTTCTCCCTCTTTCTGCGCGTTCCATTCACTGACCGCCTTAATGTCATAATATCCGTGCTTTACCCGCGGACAACCGGCCTTCATCCAGTTGCTGAGTGTCGCCGGCGTTACCCCAAAGTAAGCGGCGGCGTATTTTGTGCAGGCGACGATCGTCCCGCCTTCAAAATACAGATCACCCTTCGGTTCGCTTTTTTCTTCGTCTGCCATAAAGTTGTTTTCCCCTTCCCCCTGATAATTCTCTTGAAAGTTCCGTTCCAAACCCGCCAAACCAACCAACACAGTTTCGCCGGCCCCGATTTCTTCGGCATTATGCCGAACTGGCCTAATCTTGGCGGATTTTCCCGCCATCCGCCGAACTTCGGCACATTGCATAAATTTTGCCTTAGCTGGGCGGGTTTTCACGTTTTCAAATATTCAAAGTGGTTTTATTGATTTTAATCTGGGTATTCCTCGGGCCTCGCAAGACCCGCAATAGGGGTACTGGGTCGGGAGGACCCACGACCCGCACCACAACTGGCTTTTCCTGTTGAAAACCCATGCGCTTTTGTGGATAACCCCCGTCTGCGGGCGCTTTGGGCGAGATTGTGTTGAAAACTTTCTGCATGCGTTTGAATATAGAAAGTGCCTTTGAATTTGATGTTAATTTGAATTTGGAGTACAAAAAAAGAGATACGCCCAGTCGGCATACCTCTCTGAGCATTATTATATGTCAATAATGGTGTTGATTTCAAGAGGACAAATGCGGACATATCCGGCCATTTGCGGCCATCTTTACGAGAAATAGGAACTGCAACGGTCAAGTTCTCTTACTGCCTGAGTCATCAGGCGGCGCATATGGCGCTCTGAATAGCTGTTATGTTCTTGCAATTGGCGGTTGCTCATCCCGTCGATATATTTGCTTTCAAGTAAAGCTTTGAGGCGATCGTCCTTCATCATGACCAGTGCTTCACCCAGCTCCTGACGCAGGCCGCGTACATCGATGGCAAGGGATTCGCACTCCTGGCGCAGCTGAATTGCTGTGTCCTTTATCGTATCGGGGTGATTTTGCTGGTGGGAATGAGCTCGAACCTCACCGGAAGGGCCGCAGCTCATGCTTTCCCATCGGGCAGCATCATCGCATTTCCGCTTCAATCTATCAACTGCAATCAAATATTTCATTAGTTTTTCTTTTTTCTCTTCATCATTCATTTTAATAACCTCCCTATGGATACTTATGGATAGAAATGGAAGCTAAGGAAAGTAAATAAGATAGATAAATACTATCTTTGTGGATACTTGTGGAGGGATGGAGGACGTTAGATAAAACTTTGCTTATGTAATTACAAGAAAAAGTTTCGGGGTATGCCTCCAAGCTTCCATAACCCTCCATCTATTGGGGGGATGTGGGGGCAATCAGTGCCAATTGTTTGCCTGTCTCGGTTAAATCCATGTCTACAAATTCGTTGAACCGTGCTGTTTTGCGCTTGAAAAAATGATAGTTGTCCTGCAGGTCAAGTGAAAATTTGCTCTGAGATGAGGGATAACGCTCACCACGCTCTGAACACCAGGCGCGGTAAACAGAGTATAGCTTGCCGGACGGAATGGTGCATCCGGTGGCACTGATGATACAGTCATCAACGAATTGCTTCATCTTATCCATTTCCTGGCGGTATTCCTCATTAGCAGCGCTCACCTTCGCGCAGGGCGGCATACCTTTCTTGTACCAGTCAACAGCTCCCTGCAGCGCCCACTGGAAGATACCAGCCCGCTCAGCCTGCAGCTTTTCAGCCAGATGTATATCCTTTTTGTCGTCTGGAATTTGGGCAACGAATGGAAGCATCCGAACGCGCCGCCATATTCCATGGTCACTGTGTTTTATGATTGGTTTGACATTAGTAGCCATCACAATCTTAAATTCCGGGCGGAATTGAAACTCCTCACGGTACAGTCTGCGCGCGGTAATAACATCCTCACCTGTCATGGTCTTAACCAGTGCCTCATCCAGCACACAGCCTCCTGAAGGCTCTGAGGTAGTCACTAAACGCACGCTTTTTAAACGTGCAATATCTGACCGTGCGGAAGATGAATTGCCACGGTCGGCTCTCATGATCGTGTCAGACTGTGCATTTTTGGTATAATCCCCAAACAAGGAACTAATCATATTTACAAAGGTACTTTTGCCGTTTGAGCCTGTCCCATATAAAAAGAACAGGCACTGCTCTGCAGTGGAGCCTGTGAGGAAATAGCCGACCATGCGCTGAATATACAGCTGCAGTTCCTTGTCGCCCTGCGTGATCTCGTCCAGAAACTTTAGCCAAAGCGGACACTTTGCGCCATCGATGTACTCTACTTCGGCGATTAAAGACATTTTCAGCCGCCTGTCATGCGGGCGCAGTTTTCCTGTTTTCAAGTCAACAATACCGTTCTGGACATTAATTGCATCTTTATAGCGATCAAGTTCATTGGGCAGGATCGGAATGCCCGGCAAATGCTGCGTTTCTTCAATCATCGCCTTTTTAGCCTTGCTGGACCTCGTTCGGCGAATATGCTTCATCATTGTTTCATTACCGTCCTTATCTTCACCTGGACTGGCTTCCTGCCTAAGACTTTCGAGGAGATCATCAGCCCGGCGTTTAATATCTCCAGTCTGATCCTCACACCAGCGCTGGCCCGTCCAGATCATCCAAAATTTATTGATGTGGTCATACTTAACTTCTTTGCAATAAGCATCCCTAAAGCGATAAGCGTTGCCGGTATCATCCAGGGTATAAAGCTTTGGGTCTTTTGGTATTTCAGATTCTTCAGGTTCATCATCCCCGCCTGGTGGTGGAGGTGGAGGAGGGGAAACTGCACCGCCTCCTATATTCACTGGGGGAGGTTCTGGAAGAGGAAGCTCTTCACGGCGGGTAGTTTTCCTGTCAAGTGGAATAAATGTCTTGTCCTTGCCCTTAATTGCGCGTGACAGCGTATATTGCCCGTATGTTCTTCCACCACCGACAGACCTGTCCCATTTTTTACGGTATAATCCGGAACAGCGAAAGACACGGTCCATACGATCCAGGTCGCAATTAAACCAAAAGGCCAAATAGCTGGCAAGTGCAAAATCAGCCTCACTCGGGGACGGGTACTTTGATCCATTCCAGTCACCGTAAAAAAGCTGCTCTATTTCCTTACCGTTTTGCGACCTAAATGCAATATCAAGAAGCTGATCATCGGTTAGATCGCGAACGCGCTCGTCCTGTACAGCCTTAGGCGGCCTATCAATTTTGGGAGCGGCCGATTTATCGACAGGAGCAATATCCACAGTCTCAGGCGCATCCGGAACAGATTCACCCAGTCGAAATTGCTTTACCTGGTCATGAGTCAGGTATTTTTTATGTATTGCATCCAGTTCGGCCGTACACTCGCGGAGGGGATACGCAATACCATCCTCATCACAAAAAACATTACCGGTAACTGTGAAATACCGGGCCGTGTCATACATTTCAAGTCCTAATAGTGTATCTTTTCGGCCTTCCCTGTCGGGAAGGTGACCTTTGCATATAACATGCAAGCCTGTTCCGCTTGGAGAAATTTCCGTATAGCTTTGCATTTGATTGATGATTTCTTTTGCCATATCACTTAGCTCACCATCTTCGATACAATGGTCAATATCAACTCCACCTATACCATTCCCAAATTCAAAGCCAACTCCAGTCGCACCATATTCTTTTACGGCGAGAAGTGCTTCTTCAAATGTTCCCCAGGTTCGACTGTCATCAGCTTTCGCCGCATACAGTTCCCCTTTATAGTTGGGGCGGGGGCAAAGCGGCATTTTATTTGGAAAACGGTGGCAAACCCATTGCGGGCGCTGAATCAGCTCCACCGGAATATTGTTAAAGCCCATAAAATCACCCATTTACTGCATAATATTTTTTCGGATTGTCCCTGCCATAATAATCGTCAATATAAACGTGCAGCGTGTCGCCATCCTGAGTCAGCGACACGCGAACTACAACTCCAATCAGTTGTTCCGTTATTTCCTTTAATTTTTCCGTTGAATCCACCATGAAACCCAACCGGAGCATATCCCTGCGGAGGTAATCAGGGGGATTGCCCTCAAAAACATACTGTTTGTCAATTGCCTGGCCGCGCTCGGCACCGGCGGTGTATATCATCTGCAGGGTCAGAAATGTTTTTCCCTGCAGGTTGCCAACACCGTCATAACATGCCGTTTCAGCGATAATCGCCATCCTGCGCATGTGATCTTTTTTTTCCATCTTGCCGAACACCTCTCTTTCAGGTCAGGCCTCCTCAGCCTCACCAAAATATTTACAATATCTATCAGGAGCGTGAATTCCTATGAATCTTTTTGCATAATTGGCTTCGATTGGCTCAACCTTATAATTTACTCCATGAATATCTTTATTTCGCTCGAACCAGTTCCCTTTGGCCGTCCTATAAACCTCTACAAAATCTCCTACCGCAACTAACTCAGCGGTTTCCGTATCGTAAAGCTTTCCATCAATAATTGTTTTCATATTTGACTTCCTTTCCTATAGTTGTATTGTCCTGCCTATTATCCATTTATTGCCCTATTCCCTTTATTTGGTATTGACTCGGTTAAATCAGTAATGATATGATTTATTCCGTAAGGGGTTGTACAAATGAAATTAATCTATCGATCAACCGTCGAAGACTACATAAAATACGCTAAAGAGTTTGCTAAATCAGATATCAAGTTTTTTTCATTTCTGGTCACTGCTGTAATTTTGAGCCTTCTTCTATCAATTGGAGTCGGCTTTCACGTTCCCACTGCAGGGTACGCAATTATTTTGGCTATGACGCCGTTTTGCTTTGTGTTTGTTGTTTGGTTTCTTAATAACAATTTATCTAACGGAATAAATAAGAACATCCGCAAAGCCGGCGCAGCGTTTTTTGAAACCGATAAATCGGCTGAATTGCACGAAAATGCTCTGGAACTAAAATCCATTCTAAGGGAAATAAAAACACCTTATAACGGCATTCAGGCGGTAACAGAAGACAAGGATTTTATTTTTATTGAATTCAAATTCGGAGATATGGTCTATATTCCAATTCAAAACATTTACAACATTGAAGACAAAGATGCGTTCATTTCAGCATTAAAAGAAAAGATTGCTTAACGGCTTCGACCTTTGTGGGTCGAGGCCGTTTTTCATTCCTCCATCCCATCCGCCGGGGGAAGCTCAAACTCTTCATCAGCAAGGGAAATGTTTCTGGCCATGTTTGCCGCATCCTCTAATTCGGAGATAAGCCCCTTCAGGTGTCCAATGCATTCCCGAACGACCACATTAATGGTTTTACCGGGGGACACTCTGAGAATAAGCTGAAAGTTATCAAAAATCGAATCCATAGAATCCCGGAATGACGCCGCAGCAGCCACAATCTCATTCGGTTCCAGCCCCGCGTCCTGCCGTGCCTGATTTTTGGCTTCCTCCAGCTGACGGAGTGCTTCATTCAGCCGGCTCTCATACACTCGCCTTGTCCGTTCCGCTTGGCTTTCCGCGTTGGCGGCACCCTCTTCACGCAATTTCTGCTTATCCGCTTCTGGCAGCTGCTGTACGGCGACTTCAACAGGGCGGGACTCCAATTCCCTGATTTGCTCTTCCATCTCCGTGATGCGCTGCAGGTCAAACTGACGGCTTCCCCGTAGAGTTTTAAGCGTCTCTTCTGCTTCTTCCGCCTTAACCAGCGCACCCATGTAATTATCGTATTCCCTTTTTTTGCCTTCACGAGCCTCAGTTGCAGCCTTTTCGGCCTTATCACACCGTTCGCGTATCAACCGTGCAGTGAGCTGCGCTTCGTCACGCTCTTTTATAGCCTGCTGCAGCTCACGTTTTGACATTTCGGAAACGGTTTTTTCCTGCCCGTCGATCAGGTGTGTTTCCTGCAAAAAAATATCACGTTCGGCATCCGGAACCTGTAGAAGCTCCAGAAGTTTTGTATAGGGCAAATACGACACCGGTGTCGTATTTGAAAACTCCTGGGCTATTTTCATGAATCTTTGAGCAGACCGTTCGGTAAAATCGACCTTTTCCCGCAGCCACGGAATCCACTCGCCATGCTGCAGCTGCTGCTTCGCTTCAATGAGCCGCTTACCGATTTCAATGATATTCTGTGCCGTTTGGGCCTTATAGAAATTTATCTCAAGTGTAATTTGGTCGATAGAACGCTGACTTGGGGCCTCATTGGGCACAGGATGGGAACCAGACGGACAAAGTTCGGCAGGCGGATTCTTTGCCGCATCAATATGCTGGTGAATTTGTTGCAAAACAATGTTGCTTTCCTGCTCCGCTGTTATTCCGGGTCGGCATTCCCCGCTGGCAAAGAATTTGTCAGATACCGCAATGCAGGAGGCTATTCCCGCCTTTGTTTTGGTAAAATACAGGCCAAGGTCATACCGTCCATCACTGCGGTAAAGCGTGCCGCGCAAATCCATTTCTTTACGGCTGTCGTCAAGCCCGTCCAGTTTTCGGGTGTACTCAAAGATTTCGCGGGCAAAGTCCATATCCAGTGTGCAGACGTGCGCCACATGGAATGAAGCGCGGTCACGGGGAATATCGGCAGTGGTTTTATAGTTAATTTTCTTACTCGCCCGGCACTCATAGTCTATGATTTTTGGATTCGGATACCCGGCCTCTAAAGGGACAACAAAATGGCATCCGTAGCACTCATGACCGAGTGCATAGTCAGCGCCGAGGCGGTACCCAGTCGTATCAGGATTACCATCTTTTTCAAACGTCTTTCCACATTTGCATATGTATTTCTGTTTCATTTTCTGTTCCTGCCCTTTGCCGATTTTTTGTCCGTATGGATGAGCGACTCCGGCGGTACCCAATCGAATCCATATACTTCATAAAAGTAAGCCGCGCCCATATGCAGCCAGTCTTTCGCCAACTGTCTAATACTGTAAATTCCCACAGTATGCCCGAATCCATTGGCTACGATGGCCACATCGATATGCTCAAAAAAGCGTGGATGCCTTTCCAGCAGTTTCATTTCATTTTCTAATTGGATTGCATTCATGGCTTATCCCTCCCCGCTAAAACGGCAGATCATCATCCGATGGTATTTGTTCAAAGTCACCGGTATTACCACTGGAGTACGCCGGATCCGAACCTGCGTGTTCTGGCGGCGGTTCCTGAAGAGAAGACTTATTTCCGTTTCCCGGGCTGTCTCCGGCGAATTTTACCTGTTCTGCTACTAACTCAGTGACATATCGCTTTTTCCCGTCCCTATCATCGTAGGAGCGCGTTTCAAAATGTCCTTGGATAAGAATCGGTTTGCCTTTTTTAAAGTATTTGCAGACAAATTCCGCCCAACCGCGCCATGCGACAACATCAAAGAAATCCGCGACCGTTTTATCATTTACTTTATAAGGCCTGTCCACTGCAATCCGGAATGAACAGACTGAAACGTCATTCGCCGTGTGCCGAAGCTCCGGATCCACGACGAGGCGACCCATCATAATTGTTAATGAGTACATTTTTTTGCCTCCAGGTTAATACTGTATTTGATGCCGTCCACCACGAAGTCTATTTGTGTAAACCTCTCATCATTATCCGCATACCCCCGAACGACATCACCACTTAATTCTTCACGAAGAAGCTTTAAAAGCATGAGCATAGCCGCAAGCATGTCAAGTCCCCTCGGCTGCTCCAAATTTTCCGATGTGCTGTCCACGGCACCCTGGTTGTCATTTTCCATGTTCTGCAGTCTTTCAAAATCTTCCGGGGGCATATCACCTTTATACACATACGGGTTAGAAACTCCATCATCATCCTGCGAATCCGAAACAATAGGCACCGAATCGGAGGGCTTATCTTCGAGTATTTTTTCCGCAGTTGTTTGAGAAACAACCGGAAGCCGCTGCAATTTATTCTGAACTTGTTTAAATTCGAGGTTCATTTCCTTTGCTATTTCAGTAATCCCTTTACCACTATCACGAAGCGCCGTCAGCTTTTGTAACATTTGAGGTGTCCAAACAATCCGGGTTCTGTCCTTTGAAACTTCGTGAACGGGATTGTCAGTCGCGGGCTTCTTTTCATCGAGCGCACGGAGAATTTCGGCCTCGGAGACCTTCATGCCCCGAGCCAATTTGGTTATTTCTTCTTTTTCCGTACCCTTTTCTTTCGCCCGGGCAATCGCTTGTGCAATGACTTTCTTTTGATAATCCAAAAGCATAATATTTTCCTCCTGTCAATTTGAATTTTCATCTTACGCAATATCCACGGGCATGCGCATTATGAATCCGGCGTTTAATCCTGGCGCTCTTTTCAGCTTGAATTTCCTGAAAAGCCTTTTCGGCTTTCACAATTTTTTCGGCTTCCGCGTTTTTTCGGGCTTCTTCCAACTTCCATTTTGTCCAATCCAGACATTCAGAATGACATTTTAGGTAACGTTCCGTACAATCCTTGCATGGAGGAGAAGAGAACATCATATTCCACTGGCACCTCCCAGTGTGCGGACACGTACACCACCTGCAAAAGCTTTCAAACCCTGCCACGTCGGCGTCCAGCCGTAATACCTGCAGAGAGACATATAGCCCTGTAACGTCTTAACACTCACCGCATTCACCTGCTTTCGTATAATTGGGATATAGCAGCCGGACGGCATTAAACATGTATTCCATTAAACCATTAGAAAACAGTTCATAAGGTGTGTATTCCTCGGCATCCGGGTCCCCAAAACCGTTATATAAATTAAACGCCAATTTAGTTACTTTCCAACTGGTGCTCGTTTGCCAACCTCCATGCATTCCGTCCGGATTTATTCCGTTTTCTTTAAAATCATAAAGGTTATTAATATTTCTGCGAGTCTCATCCGTTAAGCCCAGCGTATAAAAAAGGGACTTTCGATACGGATCTTGTTCGCTGTGAGTCCTTGCAACCATCTGATTATAGAAAGATTTGTGATCGTTGTTCATAAATTCCATATTTATTCTCCCACTCCATTTTGCTCCGCCACAAGGAGCAGCTCCTCGATGGACATTTTCAATGCGACCAGTTGCTTGATATTCTGATCAAACACAGGCCGCTCTTCCGTGGTAATCTCGCCGTCCTCAGCAATATCTGATATTACCCGGGCAATTTCGTCAATATTTCGCGTCAGGCGTTCGATCTTCATGGCGGCGCTTTCCAGGTTTCGGGGCGTAAGCCTGTCCACCCTTCCGCAGCCCAATGGACACTGGCTCGAGCAGTAATAATTTACAAGGTCCGGGGCATTGTAAATGCTGGACATAAGGTTGACCTCTTCCGGGTGTGGATTAATATTGCCCAGTTCGATATTTGCCAGCCTGGTACGTTCGATACACACAATTTCGGAGGCTCCCTCACGGCTATTCAGTCGGTCATTGTATTCTGCGGCTCTTATTCGTGCTTGATAATAAGCATTTTCAGCAGCTTTCGTTGCTTTCTGCCTCATTGATAATTCACTTCCTTTTTGGGATAATAGGTTATAGATGATCACGCTGATATTTTAGATAAATGTTCAATCCCTTTTGATTAAAGTTGGCTTCGACCCGCTCTAATTCTTCCGGCGTTTTATTTATGTAATAAGCATCGCTAATCAATATGTGTGTATTGCCTATGTAAGAGTCCTGGACAATATTGCCTTCCAGCGGAATCTTTGCCAACATATTTATCACCTCTCCTCATATTTATTAAGAGTGCTGATTGTCCTATGACGGGCACATTAATTTACTGTTTCCGAATCCACAAGATAATAGTTACCGTCTGATTTCTTCTTAAATTCAACGCCGGTATCTTTCAGGTACCGGCCAAACGCTGTAAGCGATTCTGCTTTGATTCCATTTGAATTGCACCAGCAGTCATATTTTTTATAATGATTTCCCTTTCAGAACATGTTTCACGGTTTTTCGCCGCTTTTGGGTTCCAGCCCGGAGGCGGTAGTTACTTCGCTATGCTATTTCGCTATTGTAAAGATCGTCTATACTACATCCCAATGCTCTCGCCATATCGGGAAGCTTATCTGCACTTGGCATACTATCTCCACTTTCCCACCTTGATACCGAAGCTTGTTTAACCTTTAGCACGCGGGCTAAATCCAGCTGCGTCAATCCTGCCTTTTCCCGATAAAGTTTAATACCGTTCAATATCCTCACCCCCTTGCTCAATAATACGTTATGCGTATATAATACGCTGTACGAATAGATATGTCAATACATTTTATGCAAATTACGTATAAAATAAGCTTTTTATTTACATAATATACGTTATGGTTATATAATCAAATCAAAGGGTGTGAGAATTTGGTGTCCATAAAAGAGTTGCGAAAGCAAAAAAAAATAAGCCAAGCTAAGCTGGCTGAAGATCTCCATGTTACACAAGCTACGGTATCCAGATGGGAAACGGGAGAGATGTTACCAACAATCGACATCCTTAATGATCTTTCTCGTTATTTTTCAGTTTCAGTAGATTACATCTTAGGAAATAAAAAGACTAACACAAAAAAAGGCATAAAAATACCCGTCCTCGGATATGTCCGGGCCGGGATACCAATCGAAGCTATTGAAGAAATATTGGACTATGAAGAAATCCCCGAAGAGATGGCAAGCCAAGGGGAATACTTTGCCCTAAGCGTAAAAGGTGACAGCATGGAGCCACGTATCCAGGAAGGCGATGTTGTTATCGTTCGCAAGCAGCCGGACGTGGAAAGCGGGGAAGTGGCTGTTGTTTTGGTAAACGGCAATGATGCAACGGTCAAAAAATTCGTCAAGCATGAAAATGGAGTTTCCCTTATAGCATACAATCCAAAATACGAGCCGATGTTCTATACTTGCCAAGAAGTTGAAACTAAGCCAGTATCCATTATTGGGAAGGTTGTCGAACTTAGAGGAAAGTTTTAAATAAAATAAGAGCCCTGCTTTTAGCAAGGCTGGACAAAAGATGTGATATAAATTTGGAAAACAGTAAATGGTATTGGGTTGCAAGTGCTACATCATTATTGACCGGAAATGTAGGATGGCTTTTTCCTGCACTCAAATCAGAATATAAAATTATCATTCTTATTTCCGGAATATTATTAGCTACTATAATAATATGTATTATGCTTTACAGACAAAATCGTCAACTAAAGCAGGACTACGAAAAGATAGAAAAGAATCGAGATTACTTGTATGAGACTAATTTAGGGCGAAAAAAAAAGCTTGAAACTTTTCAGACTTGGTGGAATATGCTTGGATATATTATTGCTACTTCTATAATATATACTAAAGAAGTTAAAATAGAAAACATTAATAAGCAATACATAGATTACACAGAA